AATGTTACGATTACTGCAGACAATAAGACATTTGCAATTCAGAATGCATCTGCTGCTAATAAATTTACGGTAGATACTGATAATGGAAACACTGATCTTCGTGGCACCTTAGACATCGGTGGTGATGTAACTGCTGAGTCCAATCTTACTGTTACTGGAAACCTTACTATTAATGGAACGACAACTACTGTCAACTCTACGGTCACAACTATCGATGACCCTATTATTACTGTGGGTGGTGACACAGCACCAGCGTCTAACGACGGTAAGGATCGTGGTGTTGAGTTCCGTTATTACGACAGCTCTGCGAAAATTGGTTTCTTCGGATACGATAGATCCGCCAACCAATTCGCATTCGTAACAGACGCAACTAACTCATCAGAAGTGCTTTCTGGTACAGATGGCGCTCTTCGTGCTGGTAGTCTTAATCTTACTGGTTCGGGCACATCGCTTGATGTTGATGCAAATGCAAATATTGATGGCACTCTGACTGTAGATGGTCAAATCATCTCCCAAGTTTCTTCTGGTCCTGCACTGGTTATTCCTAACACGACTAAGATTAACAATCTTAATGCTGACCTTCTGGACAGCATGACAACTGCTTCTGCAGCAACTGCAACTACTGTTGTTGCTCGTGACTCTAGTGGAGACTTTGCTGCAAATATCATTACAGTTGCTTCTGGTGTAGGTGCTGCTGCTGGTATTCAAGGTAATGCTCTTACTGCAGATACTCTTAAGAGTGCAAGAAACATCACAGTTGCTGGTGTTGTTTCTGGAGATGCTGAGTTTAATGGTTCTAGTGATATTACAATCACTACAACATATGCTGATGCAGACATCACTGCACTTGCTGCAATGGCAGGCACTGGTCTAGTAGCAAGAACTGCTGCTAATACCTACGCACAACGCTCTGTGACCGCCACAGCGTCCTCTGGCGTCACTATTACCAATGCAGATGGTGCATCGGGTAATATCACAATTAACGTTGCTTCTGCAAGCACTAACGCATCTAACAACCTCGTTCTTCGCGATGCATCTGGTAACTTTGCTGCAAATGTAATTACAGCAGATCTTACTGGTGATGTCACTGGCGATGTCACAGGTGACGTAACTGGAGACCTGACTGGTAACGTAACTGGCAATTCAACTACAGTTTCCACCTCAGGTTCTGGGTCTAATGTAGAAGTTTTTGTTGCAACAGTATACAATCAGTCTGGTACTAATGGAATTACTACCAACGTCGGATTTAAGTATGACAGAGCAACCGCTAAAATTCTTGGCAATCTCCAAGGTGATGTTACAGGTGACGTAACTGGAGACCTGACTGGTAACGTTACTGGTAATGTTGATGGTAATGTTTCTGGTGAAGTTACATTAGAGGGTGCTGCACCCGCCAGTGCTACTGCAACTGGTACTGCAGGTGATATCCGTTATGATGCCGACTATATCTACATCTGTGTTGCTACTGACACCTGGAAGAGAGCAGCAATTTCTACCTGGAGTTAATTAAATGTCCGCTACTAGACCCGCTACTAAAACAGAACTAAAAAACTATGCCCTTCGTAGATTAGGTTTTCCTGCTATCGATATTAATGTATGTGATGAGCAATTGGATGACCTAATTGAAGAAGCAGTCGATTACTTTCAAGAGTTTGCATATAACGGCAGTTATAAAGCATTCATCAAGATTGAAGTAACCGATGCTATTAAAACGGCTGCCAAAACTGGCAGTGCTCTAGGTGCTACCGATTGGACAGAAGGGAATGAATATGTATCACTTCCTCCTGGAGTCTTGGCAGTCAATCATGTGTATAGTCAGATCGGTGCCTCTAGTGTTACTCCTGGTAATATTTTTAATATTAAGTATCAAATTTTCTTGAATGATATCTATGCAATGACGCATGGACAAATTCTTCATTACTTTATGACCTCTCAGTATCTTGAGACTCTTGATTTTATAACCAACTCTGATAGAAATCGTAGAGTTAGATTTAATGAATATCAAGGAAGACTTTACCTGGATTTTGATTGGGCAAATTTGCAAGCAGGCAATCAAATTGTGGTAGAAGTTTTGATGCGTCAAGACCCTGATACTTACACTGCAATGTATAATGATGCTTGGTTGAAGGATTATGTTGAGGCATTATTCCAACAGCAATGGGGTCGCAACCTCAGTAAGTATGATGGTATTCAAATGCTTGGTGGTGTGACCCTTAATGGTCGTCAAATTCTTGAGGATGGAAGCAAATTTAAAACAGACCTTGAAGCAGATATTCGTAGCACATACGAACTCCCCCCAATGGATTTAATCGGTTGATATGACTTACAGAAACGATCCCCCAGAAAATTGTATTCAGTCAGACTATACTAGTAGTTGCCGACTGAACCTAAACGGTTCTTCCCAAGAACAAATGTTTATGGGCAATCTGATCATCGAGAGTATTGAACTCTATGGTCAGGATATCTATTATCTGCCTAGAACGTATGTCAATAAAGACACAATTTTCCAAGAAGTAGAAAATAGTAATTTTACACAGGCACTTTCTATTAGAGCATATGTTAATAATGTAGATGGGTGGGAAGGTCAAGGCGAACTGCTTAGTAAGTTTGGAGTTCGTATTGAAGACAAGACCACCTTTATCTTTTCAAGAACTAAATTTACCGAGAAGGTAGATGACAATGCAGTATTGAATGTAGAAGGTCGTCCTAATGAGGGGGATCTTATTTGGTTTCCAACAACAAAACACTTGTTTGAGATTAAGTTTGTAGAAGCAGAAAGACCTTTTTATCAGTTGGGTAAAGGTTATGTTTGGGAATGTCAGTGTGAACTCTTTGAGTACAGTGACGAACAACTTGATACTGGTGTTGCAGAAATTGATGCTATTGAAACTGCATTTGCCAATTCAATTAAGTTGATTATGGATGCTGGTGGTTCTGGTGACTTTACGGTTGGTGAAGAAATTGTCGGTGACTTATATCTTGCTGCAGCAACAGCAGCAATCACTGGGGACGCAGTAAGTTCCTTTACAATCACTGATGGTGGTGAGTATTATAAATCAGCATTACCACCTACAGTTACTATCACAGGAGGAGGTGGAAGTGGAGCGACAGGAACAGCGGTGGTTTCGTCTACAGGGATTGTTAGCGGTATCACTGTTTCAGCTGGTGGTTCTGGTTACACTAGTGCCCCATCTGTTACAATTGACTACTCACCAAAAGATTCTAGAGCAGAAGTCAAGTCCTGGAATAGCGGGACAAGAGAACTCCAAGTCATCAATAGAACTGGAACCTTTAATACTTCAGAAACAGTTAAGGGATTAACATCAGGTGCTCTCTGGAGTCCAGAATCTTATAACACTCTAAATAATACTAATACCGCTGATAGCATTGACCAGAACTATAGTTTTGAAACTGCTGATGACGATATTATAGATTTCACTGAAGGGAATCCCTTTGGTTCTATTGGGTCCACTACTGATACTACAATCTGATGTTAGGCACATATTCATATCACGAAATTTTTAGAAAAACTATTGTAGCGTTTGGAACGCTGTTCAATAACATCGAACTTCGCCGTTCGACTGAAGTGATGAAAGTGCCTTTGGCATATGGTCCAAAGCAGAAATTTCTAGCTCGTTTGGATCAAACTCCAGACCCAACAAATAAAAGAACTCAGATTACTCTCCCCCGAATCTCATTCGAGATTAATGGAATTTCATATGATTCTTCTAGGAAAGTATCTCCTACACAAAAAATTAAATTTAGTAAAGATACTGATGAAAATAAGAACGTATTTATGCCCGTTCCTTATAATCTATCTTTTGAGTTAGGAATTATTTCCAAAACTCAAGAGGATGGTCTGCAAATTTTAGAACAAATTTTACCATTCTTTCAACCTCATTATAATTTATCAGTTAAATTGCTTCCTGATGTTGATGAAACTAAAGATGTTCCTGTTATCTTAACTAGTGTTGATTATGAAGATGATTATGAGGGTGACTTCTCTACTCGTAGAGCAATCATTTATACTCTACAGTTTACAGTAAAAACATATCTATACGGTCCTGTTACCGATGCGAAGACTATCAAAAAAGTCATCACAGATATGTACACCGATACAGATACTTCTTCCGCACCAAGGGAAGTACGTTACACTATTCAACCAGATCCGTTAGATGCAGATGCAGATGACGACTTTGGATTTGGTATTGTTGATGAAGACTTCACTGACAATAAGAAACGTAATCCTATAAGTGGGGCAGACGAAACTATTTAATTTTTAATTATGTTTAATGAAACTTTGTTTAGTATTGGAATCACCAGATTGAAAATTGATGGATTGAATAATCATGAGTTATCCAATTTAGTTGTGGAAAACTGCAAAACTGGTCCTGTAGATGATAAGATAAGAACTACTCAGGATGTAATTACCAATGCATTATATTCCGAGCGTGGAATTACGTTAGATGCTCATCCAGAATTAACAAAACTGAACAATACTATATTAGAACAAACTCAGATAATTTTGGATGGAATCATTTCAAATCCTCAAGTTAACAATGTAACAACATATATAAAGAGGATATGGGGAAATAAAAATGTCAATAAAGACATTTCA